AATATATATAAGTAAAGTAAATAATAAATAAAATAATAAAACTACAATAAACAAAATTATATATCTAAAGATAGGTAAAGATACTAACCATAAGGGTCCAAATTCCTGCCAATACGTTAAACTGAGCGAATCAATAACATGGCGAACCGATATAATGTTCTCTGCGGGCGCGACTCCAGATATTGCTATCCGTCACGTCCGGGGTAAGTGGATAATAAACATTTAAAATAAAACAATTAATACAATAAAATACACTACACTAGTACTGGGAACTGTTAAAAAGCACCTGAAAATCGAGGTCGTCTGTCCAGTATTTTGTGTTTAATACAATAATACAAGTAAAATACATAAGTAAAGTCACAATGTTTACTGCTAGTCCTAATACTCACTTAATTATGGAATTAAGTTTTCTTAGTTTGGTGGGGAGAGACAGCTTGTTAGTAAAGTTACGTTAAAATACAATAATCAATATATAGCATGATAAAATTTAATATGACATCCACAATCATCAATTGCACAACTACAACGTCTGTAAACATTAGGTCCACAGTCGCATCCACACTCTCCTCTCAACTCTCTAAAAACGCAAGATCTTCCCCAATTTGCGTTGTCCTGGAGATAACTATTTATCTCACTCTGACTCCAGGTTCCTAAGTGCATCCACTGAACATACACTCCATGATGGGCTACTCTATCATACTCTATGTCACGCCCATTATCTCTGACATAGTAACGTCCACGGTGTCTCGTTACACGCGAATGGCGATACTGATCGTATTGCAACTCATCATTCAGTATCTTCTTCAATATGCTGTTATGCATATAAGTTTCCGGATCAGAGTTAATTTCTCTCTGTCTGTAGGCTCTTGCACACTTCTTATCAACTGTCCTCATTGCAAACATGATTATATCATTATCACACATTCCCCAATCTGTCCATGTTCCTCGGTATCTCTTCATAATCCAGTCCCTAAAGATTAGGAAGACTAAATACTGCTTATTTCTCAATCTCTGATTATGCAGTATTATGGGATGAGCCCACGTAAAGAAGGCTGCAAAACCTCTCTTTAACAAATCCATTGTCAAAGTTGGTTTCTCCTCGCTTGGTCCCTGTTCTTCCCAATCTGGTTCCTCTGGCCACTCAGTATCTTCCGGGTCTTCAACAAGATAAAAAGACATTGCATTAGTCTTATTCCTAGAAACTCCTTCTACACGCGCATTCTCTTGCTTATCACGCATCTTCATCTCCCATAGATGAAAATTAAACTTGGTATCTACTCCTAAGTCCCATAACTGTGATCTCAATTCTTCTACTGCTGCTTCTCCGTGATGCGCCATCATTTGCATGGCCATGTCTATCTTCTGTTCCATGATAGACTTATCTCCTTCATTGATCTTCTTTCCACAGATCAGTTCTCTGTGAATGACCTTCACCGGTAAGGGGCACGCAACGTATGTCTCATTCTGTTCGAAAGTTGATTTCAAAAATGAGAGAGATCTAATCTCTTCGAAAGGTACTATTTGCGCTTCCTTATTTGCCGCGGTAACTGTCATTCCCATCAGCGCTAGCGTTTCCTTTACTTCAACTCGATTGAAGTATGGCAACATTTCATCTGACACTCCGAGGATTACATCATCCCCGTACGCTAGCATTCGTACATGATCTTCCCAACCTGCCGTGGTTAGTTCGTCGCCTTTGATACACTTTGCTGTCTGATAG